TTTAGGTGGTGGTGGTGGAGGTGGTGCTGGTGGTTTAGGTGCTGGAGGTGCAGGCGGTAGCGGAACAGTTATCATCTCATACGCTGGCTCACAACTATTTACAGGCGGAACTGTAACATCATCAGGTGGAAACACAATACATACATTTACTTCAAGTGGAAGTTTAACTCCTGCTTATTCTGCTGACTATTTAGTAATTGCAGGTGGAGGTGGTGGAGGTAATAACGGTGGTGGTGGAGGTGGAGCTGGTGGCTATTTAACTTCATCTACATTTTTAGGTATTGGAAATACATATACTATTACAGTTGGTGCAGGTGGTAGTTCTGGTTCTAACGCAAGTAATTCCGTATTAAGTGGAACTGGTATTACAACAGTTACATCTACTGGCGGAGGTTCTGGTGTGCCAGCAAACACTAATACTGCTGGTTCAGGTGGTTCTGGTGCTGGTGGCTCTAGGGCATCTGGTTCAACAATGATTGGAGGTTCTGGCACAGCAGGTCAAGGTTTTGCTGGTGGTAATGGTAATACTGCTAACCCTTATCCGTCAGGCGGTGGAGGCGGTGCATCTGCTGTAGGTGCAGCAGGCTCAGGTAGCCAAAGTGGTAATGGTCTTGCTAGTAGTATAACTGGTTCATCTGTTACAAGAGCAGGTGGTGGCGGTGGTTGTGGTGGTTCAGGACTTTCAGCAGGAGCTGGAGGAACTGGAGGAGCTGGTAATGGTAGTGCTACTACTAATGGTGGTGCAGGAACAGCAAATACTGGTAGTGGTGGTGGCGGTGCTGCAGAAAATGGTTCAACTGGAGGTGCTGGTGGTTCAGGTGTGGTAATATTATCTGTTCCTACTGCTAGATATTCAGGAACAACTACAGGAAGCCCTACTGTTACAACAAGTGGTGCTAATACAATATTAACATTTACTGCTTCAGGAAGTTATACAGCTTAACAACAAAGGAAATAACATGGCACATTTTGCTCAATTAGAAAACAACATAGTAACAAAAGTAATCGTAGTGAGTAACCAAGACATTCTTGATGAAAATGGTCAAGAGTCAGAACAAAAAGGAATAGACTTTTGCTCTAACCTTTTAGGTGGCACTTGGAAACAAACATCTTATAACGGCAACATTCGTAAGAATTATGCTGGCGTTGGATACACTTATGACGAAGGTCGTGATGCTTTTATTGCACCTAAACCATTTAATTCATGGTTATTAGATGAAGCAACTTGCCAATGGAAAGCACCTGTAAATTATCCTACAGACGATAAAAGATATACATGGAATGAAGCAACAACTTCTTGGGATTTAGTAGAAGAGGCTGTGTAATAAATGTTTGGCATAAGTGCATTTGCTGAAACCTCCTTCAGCACACTAGGTAAGATAGGAGGCATAGTATTAGCCTCTGCCCAAGTAGATGCAAATGCAATTGTTACTGCTAATGCTAATGCGATAAAACCATTTAGTGCTGCTATTACTGCAGACGCTACTGTTACAAGTGATGCAACAAGAATAAGATTAAATACCGGTTCTATAAACGGAACTGCTAATGTAAGTGCTGTTTACTTACGCATAAGAGATGGTGCAGGTTCAATTACAGGTAACGCTACTGTAACTGCACTAGGTTCGTTTGAGATTGCAGGTTCAGCAAGTATTACAGCCAATGGCACAGTAGAACTCAATTATGTAGTTATTAGAACAAACGCTGCAAGCATTACAGGAAATGCAACTGTATCTTGTTTAGGCGGATATGTAGTAAGTGGTAATGGACACATAGTCGGTAATGCTAGTGTATATTGTCTAGGTGGTATTGTAGCAGGTGCAAGTGCATCTATAACCCCTATAGCCACAGTTACAGCAAACGGAATTATACAAGGTGAAGGATGGACACCTGTCACACCATCTTCAGATACATGGACACCATCATCAGAAAGTTCAGACACATGGACAACAATTTCACCATCATCAGATACATGGCTTAGACAAGGATAAAACATGGCAAAAACCAAAATTTCAGAATTTAGCACAACAGCAGCAGATAATACAGATATAACTAATATCAATATTGCTGAAGGTTGTTCACCAGCTAACTTAAACAACGCTGTTCGTAGCTTAATGGCATTACTAAAAGACCAACAAACAGGTTCTAGTGGTGACCCATTTACAGTAGCAGGTACATTAGTATCTTCAGGCACAGTTGACATTACAGGTGCATTTAGACTAGACGGAACTGCCGGTGCTTCTGGTCAAGTATTGTTATCAGCAGGTGGCAGTACAACACCTACATGGGGTAATGCGTTTGTAGCTG